AGAATTGGGGGCGTCGTGTAAGGGGGGAATGTGCCATGCAAGACGTGGGGGACAAGCTTGGACTTGCGAGGCATGTGCAAAGGTTTGGCCAGGACGGAGAAGACCGTTGCACTAGTCGGTACCCCAGCAAGAGTGGAGGCTTCGTGAAGAGTCTGCTGGGCTTGAACCAGCGATTCGCGTGAATCACTCTCTGGCCCGTATCCAGCCGCGAATTGGACACCGCAGTGGCCGTAGGTGGTGGAGACGCCCTTATTGGTGTGAGTATAGGTCTTGCCTAGGGGCACGTCTTCAGCACGTGTGATGGGAGTGCGTGGGGCCTGCGCGACAGGGAGGTTACCCTCCAGTTCGGGGTAAAGAGCCCAGATTAGTTGGTCCAACAAACCTTGAGTGATAATATTGGCAAACGCATTCTCGCCATTGCCAGCAACGTGCATTCCGATGATGAATCGTCCTGGTATTGAATCGCATTTGATGGTGTACATAGCGCCACAGTCGCCTTCAGCAGTGGGTATGTCGACGACGTAACACATCGCGCTACACAACTCTGTGTCTTTGTCTTGGACAGAGCGCCAGGTGCAGAGCCTTGCGGTGGGAGCTGTCGACGTTGTAATTTCGCGGATGCCGTGGGGGGTGGGAAGCCAGAGGCTGACTTGACCAAATACGTCCTTGACTTCATCATCATAGAGGAAGTGAGAATAGGAGTCAGAGAAAGGCGGGAACTCAGACGGCAGCTCGAAGGCACAGACATCGTCCGTGGCGACCGATACAATACGCAAGTTCTTGAGCTCCATGAGCTTAACGTGGCCGTTGGCAGAGACGCGGTATAGACCGTCCTTAGGCATGTAGGCAAGATAGTGGTGTGGCATGATTACCATATGTCGTATAACACCAAACGCATGGAAGTGTTGACCAAGTGGTGTGGTGATGTCGACGTGGCCCTTAGTGAACCTATTGGTAAGATCGGGCGGTGCTTGTCGGACAAATCCTCCACCAGACACTTTGCCACCGAGGCCTTTGGCGAGGTGTTCAGCTCTACGAAGGGCGGAGCCGGAAACTCCTCGAGCGCTCTTTCCACCGAAGGCTTCGGATCTGACGAAGTCCTTGACGATGGCATGGCGAGCGGCACGTCTCTGGCGTACTCGCTGGGCAGATGCTTCGTCGGACTCGCGGTAGTGGTCTTCGAGTCGAGCGTAGCGTGAGTTGGAGAAATCAGAGGTGTCCGTTCCTTGCGCGACATATTCTTTCTTCTCTAGGCCGAAAGTCTCAGGCCTGTACTTAACCACAAGCGAGGTGAGGACGGTTGCAATACCCCAGGTAGCCGTGCCAGCAATAATGCCAGCCATAATGGACATAATTCCAATCTTGAAGTAGTGGAAGAACTGGGATGCAGCAGCGTTAACTGCCATGGAAACAATTTTGGATTTCAGCCAGGTGAGCCCGATCTTGTCCTGCCAGCTACCGCCTTGTTGGTCTTTGCGGAAGATAGCATTGAATGCAGAACGTATCGTGTCAGCAGTGTATTTAGCACACTCGCGCACGAGGTCGGCAATGACTTTGAAAATCCTGGTAATGGTGTTCGATATATCCTTCCAGGGCTCATACTTGACAACGGGAATACAGTCAAAGTAGTCTGGGAAGAACGTGGACAAATCGCGGAACAAGTAGTATTCAGTGTCCGGGCCGTCATATATAACACATTTGTGCTTAGGATCGAAGTAGCCGTGATTCCAGCCTTCGACCATGGTGGTCCAGCTGATGTTGACGGTGGGCACACACTTATTCTCTTTGAAGTGCATAAAATTCGACCACACCACAGGTTTGGAAACTTGGTTTCTGGTTCCGGGCGCCTGAGCGACGAAAGGCCAAGGTCTCGCTTCAAAGTGTTCACGAGCGGCCTTGGTGGGAATGAAAGAGGACGCATTAATTGCAGCGACGGGGGGCAATCCTGCATACGCATCATCTGAAACCACGGGGCTCTGTGGTTGTGATACTGCACTATTGAAAGCGGCAGCGCGATCGGAGAGTTCAGTAGCAACTGCGTGCACTAACTCGGCGAAGGTCCAGTGTTCCTCACCGCTGGGGGGGGGGACGTTGTTGTGCTCAAACTTTCCGTTCTCTTTCTTCTCAGGGCGAGCGACAGTGAACTTGAACTTTGTCCAGTCTATGTCGCCTTGTAAGTTCCTCGGGAACCTGCCATTGATGAGCTTAGGGGGGAGGACGGAAACGTTGAAGTCCATGCGGCGGACAAGTGCGGACATGTCTGGTACCAGCGATTCGACAGAGGACAGCTTTGCGTTGGACGTCAAAATGGTGAGTTGGTTTGACATCCAGTATAGTCCTTTTTCGTGGACTGACGCTTTTTCGATGAGGGCGTTCTTAGTATTTACGTTGGTGAGGAGGAACGCTACATCGGATTTGCGCGCCTCGGCGTCGTTAACAGTAAGCCATTCATCGCATAGAACAGTGGCTTGATCGCGCCAGTCGTCATCAAAATTTCTTCGCCCATCGTGCGTGCCAATCTCAAAATCTCTGAGGACTTTGAACTTGTGGAAAAGTTCGCGGACTAGAGCTTGACCAAACTGGGTCTTACCTATGCCGGCATCGCCAGGTAGGTAGACGCAGACCGGTTGACATCTTGGCCTGTTGGCCGCGTCTTTGTCTCGGATGAGGACACCAAGCTCGGTAAAAGCCTTGTTGACAGACTCCCAGAGTTTGGCGGCGGGGTCGAGGGGATCAAGCAACAACGTGAATGGTCTGCAATCGGACACGTCTTTGGCGATATACGAAAAGGCTCTGATCTGCGCAACCGGGTCAAAATTGACCGCTACAGATTGGTTGAGATCGATGACCTTACGCTTAATCTCCGCACACCTTCTCTTTGTCTCCTCAGCGTCGTTGACCCACAAGCTTGTTCCGAAGCATCTTGCACTAATGGTGTTCGTAACGGTGTAAAGCGTTGGCATAATCCAACGCCACACAGACGAAACGTCATTTGTGGCACGCCAGAACGTAGAGAAATTGCGGGCTCGAACTACACTAGAGTCTGGGTCGAGCGCACCGGCTATATTGCGACAGGCCGTGAGAGCAACATCTTCCCAAGTGGAGTAGTCTGACCAGCCTTGTGGGAGCATTTCGCTGGGATCAGTTTCAACTGATTCAGTGGTTGCTCTTTTGCGTCGGGGTGGGACTTCATCTTGCCTGTTAGCGGGGTCAAAGATGTACTTCTTATGCGTGTGGTGGGGAGCGGGAAGAAGCGACATAAAATAGTCGAAGCTGTGCAAACCAAGGTCTTTGTTGCACCAGTAGAAGTGCAGGGAGCAGATGATGTTTGCTTGTTTCCACTCCTCTCCTGACAACTTTCTGCGATTGTCGTAGAAAAGTGAAATGCGGTGCGTGAGGTCGTCACGGACTCTTTCCCAGGTCATTGCAGCATAGCCATTTAACACCCACAGGTCGACCAGAGTACGCTCGGCTTCTTCGTAAGTGAAGTCAGCGTCGCGGAACATGTCGCTGGGCAACCATTGCATGAGTGTGTGTTGGTCGTACGACTCGGGCTTGTCTTCACCCCAGTCTTGGATTTCACTGAGCTCAACATCAGCCGTGCTGGCTGGAGTGCCGAAGGGCATCTGAGATTTGAACCACTGGACAACTGAGGGGATAAGACCGGCAAGATTCTTGTAGGAGGAGTCAGAGATCTGGTGCTCAGGTAGCAGGAAGAAGTCGGCGAGTTGCTCGATGATCTTGTATGAGGAGATAGAAATGGCGGCCACACCAATGCACATGAGGGACGTACGCACATTGCCTTTGGCTTTGGAGCCGACGGCGAAGCAAATAATGGCAACGAGGATCATGGCAAACGATCCGATAACGTGAGCATCAGAAACGAACTTGGTGAAAGCATCAACAAATCCATTCTGCGAGGATGCAGACGGGAACGTGACCTCGACGGTACGGGTACACGCTTCTAGAAGTTCGTAGAGGTCTCTGACCCCGAACAACTTCCGGGCTTCTTCCATGAGGTCGGCAGTCGAATATCTGACCGCAAGCTCTTGGTAAAATGGTATCAACTCCTCGGGAGGAATGTCGAGGGATCGCTTGATATCTGCGATGACCTCATTGCGGCGACGTATCTTGTGTCGAGACTCTACAATGAGGGTTGTATCCATCAACTGAGGCGTGTGCTCTTCGATGTATTCGGCAATCGCTTTGGAGTACATACGCATAAATGCAACGATGGGAAGATCGCGGTGGGCGTTCTTCTTGATTAGAGAGGGCAACAAACGTGAAGCAAAGAACTGTACTTCACGCGCTGCACAAACAATAGGGTGCTTTCGGTAGTTGTTCCATAAGTTTTTAAAGATATCATCCAGGGGTTCAACCTTGCACAGATTCCTTGACAGGATGTCATTGCGAACTGGACCAACTTCACGTAGGAATACTTTAAATGTGGGTATAACACGTAGGAGGTGGAATTTGGAATATATGACACTGATCGGGTGAGTGTCAATGAACGATAACATAGCCTTGTACAGCTGTGAACGGTAGGGTTGGAACATGGATGGGTAGGGCAATGAATGGATGGCCTCACGGAAGAGGTCAAACGAAATGTGAGGGCGGTCGTTAGCATCAATTTTGAATTGAGCAAGTCCACGGTAAATTTCAGCGGGATTGTAGTCGGCCAACGATTTAACGTGGGTGTGCTTACGAGCGGCGGCCACATAACTGGCGATGGTGGTGCAGGGGGATGGCTTATTTTTGCGCTCACGTCTACCAGGTTTGAATTTCTTCTTTGGGAAGGAGATCTTGGTGAGGGTGTTCTCTGGATGGGAAACAACGGGAACTTGAAGGGTTGACATCAAGAAAGGAGGGGCAACCCTCGGCCTGTTGTGGAACTCCGAGTCTCCGGAGCAATCTGAGGAGGTGTCCTCACTTAAATATTCCTCCGGTTCCGAAAGTTCTTCACTGTAAGTTATGCTGGGGGGACACACATAAACTATCTTCTCGTGGTCGATGGTGATATCCTCGGGAGGTATGGCTAGATCACTTGTGTTCATAGGTTTGCAGTCTACACCGATCTTGTTTTCGTTGAGAATGGCCGAACGTGTGTCGAGACCAATGGAGTGGAATTCTGCTGCTAACTTTGGGTCAGGCGAGATAAAGGGTTGTCTAGCAACTCCCGGATTGGCAAAACAGTAATACGAAAGTCGGGGTAAGGAACGACAATGACGATCAGCCTCAAGTAAGGGGTCGGGGTGAGCAGTGTGGTGTGTGGGACCAAAATGACGATGGAACCAGTCGATGTAAGACTTACACCATTGAATTTGCAAGCCGTGTGGGACGTGATCGACAAAGGTCTTGTCATAGAGCATGGCACTTGCTTCAAATGCGGCTTCCATACAAAAAATGAATGGTTCGTTAATGGACGATGAAATGGGTCGCATGAAGCGAGGCAAAGGAAATAGTACTCTAAAACGGTCGAGCAAGGGTGAGGGTAGGTCTGCAAGGTTGTAGAAGTGCAACACGGAGGACAGACCATCATCTGTGGCATTGTTCAAACAACATATGTGGCCACAGTGCAAATTGGAGCACTCCGCGCGAATAGAGGCGGCATTCTTGGGGCCGTAAAAGACAGGGCCATTGTACGGGATCTTCTTGAGGCAGGGGTAGACATCGAATGAACAGATGTCACAGTGGTGGGATGGATTCACCGGATAAGGGACGGCGAAAGAGAAATCTCCATCAGAGTCATAAATGACGTGGCCTCTCTCCTCGAGGAACGAGAAGCATAGTTGACAGTAGTATTCATAATGAACATCACACTTTGAGGGGTAGACGACCACACCACCAAAGTAGAATGGATGCGTACCTGTAGGGGCACAAACAAGTGACGGCTCTCGCTTGTACGAATCTGGAATACTAACGGGCTCATCAGGGGGGAGTTCGAAATAGTTGGACAGGGTCAGACCTTCTGGGGAACACGAAGGACTGGACAAGGGGGATGGTGTCCAGCTATTAGACGAAGAAGCGGCGCGATCATACTCGTCCAGCTCGGGGGCAGTCGGAGAAGTAATCTCTTCGTAGCAATGGGGGCAGGGCAATTGGGGGTGCTTGTGGTCGTAGCACATAGTGTCGCGTGAAACGACGGGTATTTTGTTTGGGAGGGGGAGGGGGGGGGCAGCGAAAGAAGGTTCACAAGCCGTTTGATGGGCACTTTGCTCTTTGCGAGTATCGTCTTGCGCGGGATGTGATCCAGGCGCAAGATAAGTCGACAAACAAACATGTCCGGGGGGAAGAGTGTCCTTCCCAATGGTGGCGGCGATTTGCGCAAGCTCACCGAGAATGGCTCGGGTAGGATCGAGCAATTCGAGTTTGGGTCGTGCGGGAGATGATCCAGGCACGGAAGCGGTCACGGTAGCAACTGCGGGAGAAAGTCCAGGCAGTTGGGTTTGAACGGGCTCTCCGGTCCAGGCCGAACGGCGGGAGGAAGAGGGGTTCAGATGAGAAGACGACATATTGCTATTTGTGATCAATATCG